TACTTTGACTTTAACCTATGATGGTCTGAACAATCTTCTTACTATTACTAGGAGTTGATTGTGGCTTATCAATATAATCCTTTCACTGGTAATTTAGATATTGTTTCAACCGGAGGTGGCGGTGGAGGCAGCGTTACTATCGCTGCTTCTGCTGCTGACGTTCTTGATGCAAGCTCTAACATCATTGGTGCTGATGATGCAGGTTCTGACAAGATTGTCTTCTGGGACGACAGCGCCAGCAAACTAACTTATCTTACGGTAAGCACAGGTTTAACTATCAGTGGCACTACCTTAACTTCTGAAGTAACATCTGCTGCTGTTTCAATTGCAGATATTATTTCTGTTAGCTCAGGTACTATCAGTGCTGACGATGCAGGCTCTGATAAAATAGTGTTTTGGGATGATAGTGATAGCAAGCTGACATACTTAACTGTTGGCTCTGGTCTATCAATTTCTGGCACCACAATCACAGCTACTGGTGGCGGTGGTAGCGTTACTGTTGACCCTGTTATTGCTGGAATGATCTTCTAATGGCTGCACCTAATTTAAAATCTCCTACAACAATCACAGGTAAGACAGCTCGCTATGCTGTTACAACCACCTTAGCTGCAGCACTAAGTAACGCTGCTGCAAGCAATAAAGTATTAAAGATCAATAGTATTTTTTGCGCCAACGTAGATGGTGTAAATGCTGCTGATATTAGTCTTTCTATTTTTGATGGTACTACAGATCGTTATATTGCTTTTACAATTGCTGTAGCACCTGATAGTACACAAGTTCTCAGCACAAAAGAAACTTATTTCTATCTTGAAGAAGGAGATAGTCTTCGTGCACAAGCTAGTGCAAATAGTGATTTAGTTCTTGTTATCGGTTACGAGGATATTAGCTGATGAGACTCGGAGTTATTGGCGGCACAGACAGCAAACGAGCATCAGGAGTTTATCAAGCTGATGACATAGTAGCGTTGCAAGATGCCAAAAAGTACGTAAGCCGCTTTGGTTACGACAATGTGTTCAACGCGCTGGCAAGTTCTGGTATTGAAAACGGTTTCGATGTCAGTCGTGATGGCCGGTATGTCTATGTATCCGTAACTGGAACTAGAACAACAGCCATCATATTTCAATACGAATGTTCGACGCCTTGGGATCTTTCAACCATCACCTATTCAGGTAAAAGCCTGGTAGTTGGTGATTGGGACCTTAACTGTAATGGACTTGCAATTAGCAACGATGGCACCCGTCTGTGGTTTACTGGACGGGCTGGTGCTACCGTCTGGTCGTGTACGTTATCTACGCCTTATGACCTTGCTACGGCCACGGTTGATGTAAAGAGGGTTTACATTGGCACGCAAGATCTATCGTCAGAGGGTTTCGTCTTTGGTGACAGTGGCACCAAGATGTACGTTTTAGGTAACACCAGTAGGATAGTGTATCAATACACACTGAGCACTGCGTGGGATGTCAGCACAGCTACTTATTCCACTAAGAGCTTTAGTGTAAACACTCAAGATACCAACGCACAGGGCATTTTCTTCAAGAGTGATGGCTTGACTTTTTACATGGTCGGAGCAACTACCGACACGGTGTATCAATACACGTTAAGTACCGCTTGGGACATTGCTACTGCAAGTTATGCCAGTAAAAGCAAAGCAGTTGGCACAGAAGAAATAAACCCTAGTGATGTGTTCTTTAAGCCTGACGGCCTCAAGATGTACGTCATAGGATCAACAGGTGACGATGTTAATGAGTATGACCTAAGCACGGCATGGGATGTCAGCACCGCTACATTCTTGCGTGTCTCTGCCACTGTAGGAGAGACTGCACCGAGTGGCTTGTGGTTCAAGGACGACGGCACCAAGATGTACGTTATAGGTCAAGCCAATGATGCCGTGCGTGAGTTCACGCTGTCTACTGCCTGGAACGTGTCAACAATTTCTTTTTCTAAGTCACTCTCGATTGGTTTTGAGACTGCTCCAACGGGCGTCACGTTCAAAGACGATGGCACTGAGATTTATGTCCTAGGTCGCACCAATGACTGTGTTTATGAAATTCAGTTAGGTACAGCTTGGGATACTGGCACCGCAAAAGGTTTTACTTATGTTGGCGGTACTGAAACTACACCAAGAGGTCTTCATATTAACAGCGACGGCACACTTTTGTTTTTAACTGGCGGCAGTAATAGCGTCCGCAAATACACGTTATCAACCGCCTATGAATTAGGCACGGCAACGTTATCCCAAAGTTTTTCAGTTACTGGAAGTTATGGCATTCATGTAACTGCAGATGGATTGCGGATTTATGTGACACTAGATAGCACTGCGGCAAACCCTGCGGGCGGCAGGCAAGTTCGACAAATTACGCTTACATCTCCGAACGATTTAACGACAGCAACACTTAGTACAGTTGAGTTAATTCCTTTGCTTGGATTAACTGGAACAGCAAGCACTCCATGGGGCGTCCGCGTTTCTCCTGACGGCACTCGCATGTTTGTGTTATCTGACAGCACTCAAGGTATGTACCAATTCTCGTTGAGGTTTGCATGATGCTCTACTCTTACCATACCTGTTGGCCCCAGGTTTTACCTTTTCGTATCCGTTTAAGCGATGGTTCTACACGTACAGATCCATCTACATTTACAGCAGAAGAAATTGCAGATGCTGGATACACTGGTCCGTACGTTGAACCTGCTTACAACCCTGAAACAGAAGTTTTAAACTGGGATCCTTATACTCTTACTTTTTATATCACTCCGAAACCACCGGAACCACCTGTTGATCCCATAAGTGAGTGACAAGATTCAGGCTACAGGAGCTTTTGATCCTTTAGTAGATGAATACTCATTCTCTATCTGTAGTGGTTCTCTTGTCGTTACGTTTGATTTCTTAAAAAAGGATGACATTGAACATTTAGTTTCGTGTCTTTCTTGTATGCTGGTTGACGACGAATCAGCCAACCGATGAGCATTGTTGAACTTGTTTGGGCAACGCCAGATGCCGAAGCACTGATCACAAAGATGGCTCGCGTTTCAGCGCCAGCCAATGAGAACAACATGGAGACTGCTCCTAAGTTGCTCCATTATCTAATTAAACATGCTCACTGGTCGCCATTTGAAATGGCAAACATGTGCGTAGAGATTCACACAACGCGTGCAATCTCAGCGCAGATCATCCGTCACCGTTCGTTTTCCTTCCAGGAATTCAGTCAACGCTACGCAGACATCAACCTGTTAGGTTCAACTTATGTGCCGCACCTGCGTCGCCAGGATACAAAGAACAGACAGAATTCTGTTGATGATCTTGATGCGGAGATGACCGGTCAGTATTACCGGCGCATCAGTACTCTTTTTGAAGAAGCTGAACATCTGTATAAAGAGATGGTGAGTTCAGGTGTCGCAAAAGAATGTGCACGTAACATTCTTCCGCTTGCTTCTCCAACCCGTATCTATATGAATGGGTCCTTGCGTTCATGGATTACTTACATTGCTCTCCGTGAAAAGCACGGTACACAAATGGAACACATGCAGATTGCAAAGGACGCTAAGAAAATTTTCTGTGGTCAGTTTCCTACGATTGCAGAAGCTCTTGGCGGCACTGAAGAATGGACAATCTAAAGAATAAAGTATAAACAATTAGTAACACTTAATTTCCTGGGCATCCTTTGGAGTAAGTCCCAGGCTTTGTTGTATTTGCACACACCACGATGGACAACAAACTACCTAAAGTTCCTGAAAAAGCGCTTGAAGCTTTGAAGGATGGCATTCAATCTGTTCTTGATTCTAAAGATTGGACTGGTTTTCTTTCTGCTATACGGTGCATACATGACTATAGTTTCAACAATAAGTTGTTGATCATGATGGCGCAGCACAAGCGTGGATGGGCGTTTAGTCCATTTGTTGCTGGTGCCAGGAAGTGGAACGATAAGTTCAATCGGCAACTTAAGAAAGGTGAGTTCACCAATCCCATCTGGATCCTTGCTCCAGTACTCATTAAGAAGACAGATGAGAATGGACAGGTCCTCTGTCGTGCGGATGGAACGCCAGAGCAAGTGCCGATTCGCTTTCGTGGGGTGAAGGTCTATGACCATCATCAAACAGAGGGAGATCCAATCCCTGAACCAGACACCACTGGCATGATGGCACAGCTAGAGGGAGACATTTCCTCGCATGTCATGGATGGTATGGTTGCTGTCGCAAAGCGCCGTAGCGTTGAGGTGCAGCGTTGTTCTGCAGCTGATCTTGGTTCTGCTTTAGGCCGCTGCTGGTTTGCCAATCAGGGCCGCGCCAGCAAGATTGAGATCAGCTCTGAAATCAATGAGATCACTGCTGTCAGTGTCATGGCTCATGAGCTAGGTCACGCCATCCTTCACAACCGTGATGAGTACCAGGAACATGACTCTTCCTCCATCAAAGAACTGGAAGCTGAGTCAGTTGCTTATCTGGTTTGTTCTCATTACGGCGTGGATCTTGGTCGTCGCAGCTTTCAGTACATTGTTCATCACAACACTGCATCTGATGATGTCGTTGCAGATCTCTTGAAGTCCGGTGATCGGATTTTCCGTGCCTACGAGGAAATCATTAAGACCACTGATGACTACCTCACGACAGAGCCAGCTCCAGTGGCTCGACAATTGTTTGTTAGTACTTTATAATTTCTTTGGTTCTGATCAGACCCTCGTGGCCGCGAGAACGTCCGGTTACTTTCAGGCGTAACTGGATACCTGATATCACAGAGTGGAAGCTGTGATGTCAACGATGAAGCAGAAAGAGGAATGGGGGCCGACCCTCATTTAAAACCCGTGAACGGGATCCTCTTTTGTTAAAAATTTTTGCAGGGGCGCAACCCCACCGATAGCTACACGGCAGGGCTGTTCACTTACCAGCAGAAGGAAACCACAAAAACTTCTGCTCCCCAGGGCCTGACGTGGTTCTTCTACGGCCCCTTGGTATAATAGGTTCTATGTGCTTTACAAAAACCTTACCATGGCCGTATTATGCAAACCCAAGATCATAGGAACAGTAGCCTGTGATTCCGGTTCAATCGCTCTTGTTGACCCGTCTCATCTTGAAGTATCGAACGCAGATACTGTTCAGCTTCCTCATTGGAATCTGTTTACTTCTGTTGATACTGAAATGGGGGATGGAGAATTTGTTGTTTACGCTCAACGTGACAACCGTGGTTGTTTGCGTCGAGTCATCATTGAAATTGAATGATTTCTACTTACGTCTTTCTAGTCTGGGTTCTTATTAATATCATCTTTCTATTTAACTTTACGCTTCCGGTTGGTTACCTTGTTATTGTCAACCTGTCCTTTATAGTAGCCAGTATCCTTTCGGACACTGAACCTTCTAATCGGATATGAGCAACCTGCTTGACCCCAGGCGCGAGCCCAATCGCTGGCTTGCTGCTATGTTTGATCACCTTCTCCAGGTTGGCGATGCTGACTCTCTTGATTCTCTTCGTTCTGGTTATTATCAACTTTGTAATGTTGTTGAGCCTGGTTTGATTGACAGTCTATTTCAACCTTGGATTGAAGCATATCTTCAAGGACTCCAGGAAACGGATGAAACAGAAAACATTCAAAGTATCCAGCGTCCACCGCAGGGGCTAGAGGATCTGCCGGAACCACTCCAATAATTTCCCCTAACTCATACAACGGTTCAGAAGCGTACGGTGGTCTGTGCCACCAAAACTTTAAGGCTTCCCAATCTACTAACCAGTCCGGGTGGTATGCCAACCACCTGGACCATGCTTTAAATTGTTTTTCTGGATGCCTTGAAGTGCAATCTAAGTACAGACAGTCACCAGGTTCTATTTGCCAGCGTGCTAACAACAGGTGTTTAAAGCCTCGATTGATTGATTTGAAACCACCCTTGCCTGTTAGGTGGCTACGCATGTTGCTAGCACGTTTGTTTTTTTTATTTCGATACCAATCGTTAAGTTGTCGTTTTGATTTACTAATAGCATAAGCTACACGCCACACCCAATGATTACCGGTAAAGCAAAACTCTGGTGTTAAAAAGAGTTTGCAATACTGATCATTGATTTTAAACGTAGTAGTGCTACGCTTTCGGGATACTCTATAGGTCATGGCGTGGACGATCTTATCATTGCTATCCAACAAGATCCCGAATTATGGGAGATTGTTGAGAAGCTGAAAAGTCCTGATGAAGATCTAGAAGATTTCCTGCTCAGCATAGCTCATATGCTATCCATTGAGTTTCAGGAGCTTCATAAAACAGATCTTTCCGATAAACTTGCTTCTTTATTCGGTGGTCTTCCTAGTAAGTCACTGATCATGGCACCGATGCTCCTGCACATTGCACTGGACATCTTTTTGATGCGTGCCATTCCTCAACAAGAGGAGGGGTGATATGCAACACGGTTATGTTCTTTGTAACTATGATCTGTCTCAGGTGTTGTGTCTGACGCCAGAGAAAGATGGCGTGGTCCTGCAAGATGTGAGCAGTACAAAAGTACTCAATAAAGCGATATGCTTGTCAGACCTGACTGAAGCTAAGAATGTTTTACAAATGCTTCAGAATAAAGAGATGACAGGCGATCTTGAGATTGTTAATGTGGCACGACTGTACAAGAAATTCTTCTAAGGTGATCTCAGTATGAGACTTGTTCTAGACCTTGAGAGTAATGGATTGTTGCCAGTGATGGACACGATCCATTGTATTGTTCTGCGTGATCTAGATACAGGTAACATCATTAGCTGTGCTGATCAACCTGGTTATCACAGCCTTGAGATGGCCCTTGATTTTATAAGAGAAGCCACGTTAATTGTTGGGCACAACGTTATCAAGTTTGATATACCTGCCCTTAAAAAAATATATCCAAGCTTACAACTTAAACCTAATGTTGAATATTACGATACGTTAGTTGTTAGTAGGGTTATGTGGCCCGAGTTAGAGCCTGTTGATGCTGCTAAGTTTTCACATATCCCACGTAAATACTTTGGTCGCCACAGCTTAGCAGCCTGGGGTGAGCGCCTTGGCGTAAGCAAGATTAACTTCAAAGAAGAAAGTAAAAAAGATAACGATGAAGTAGAAGATGTGTGGGAAAGATGGACTCCTACAATGCAAACATATTGTGAAGGTGACGTAGAAGTATCGACTAGACTATATGAATATCTTTCCTGTCAACAGCTTGACCCCAGGTGTCAGCAACTAGAGCATGAGTTTGCTTTAGTTATGGCACAGCAGGAAACATTTGGGTTTCCCTTCAATGAAAAGGCAGCCTATGCGTTGGTCAACACGCTCAAAGCTCGACGCTCTGAGCTTGAGGATGAACTGCAAACAACCTTCCCGCCAATCGAGGAAGAACGCTGGTCGGAAAAGACTGGCAAACAACTTAAAACAAAGGTTACGATATTCAACCCTGCTTCCAGGACACAAATATCAGAGCGCCTTAGATCTAAATACCCTGAGATTACATTTGAATCCACGGAAAAGGGTAAGCCTAAGGTTGATGATGACGTTCTGGAATACCTTGGTCAGAAATATCCAGAAGCTAAGTTGTTGGCTGAGTACCAACTCTTTAATAAAAGGTTGGGTCAAATCGCTGAAGGAAAAGAAGCGTGGTTAAACCATTGCA